TGAATAAATTAAATCAAATTATTCTTGAAAAATTTTCTTCTAGTCAAGCGTATCAAGTAATTAAAGGTCATTATATTCCAATTGTTATGAACGATATTACTGATGAATCAACATTAGATTTAGAAAAAAGAAAGGTTTATATCCAAAAATACACATTTACTTTATTGGGATTTCTTATTGATGAAGATCAATTTGAAATATCTCCAGCAATTACAAGAGTTTTTCAAATATATGAAACCGATGTAAAAATAAAAAAGAAAAAACAAAAAAAGGAAACCCCTAATCCACCATCAGTAAAAAGATATGATTTTGCCACAGGTGTTACATAAAACGAAGTAATAGAAATTTTTAATTACACTGTTAATTTAAAATTTGTTGATAGTGATAACGTATCAAACGGAACTCCTCCGTCAGGATATGACGTTTATATAAATGGTCTTTATTATGGTAATGATGTAAGAGAAATACAAATTAATAGTGGAGACACACTAAGAATAGTTATTTTTAAACAATCCCCAAATGATACGTCGTTTTTAATTTTTAATCAAGAATTACTATAATTAGTCTTCACCGTATACATCTTTTTTTTCTTTACATTTTTCCATAATTAAATTTTCTAAAAATCTATACATTTTTATTCCTCGTTTATCACAATATTTTTTTAATACATTGTGGACCTCAGGGGAAATCTTTAAATTTTTTATCTTCTTAGTGTCATTATCCATAGGTAGAAAAAAGGTAGAATAAAATCATACCAAAATATAAATAGTTTTAAAGAAGTAAAGTTTTTGCGAAAAAAACTAATATTTATATAGAAAATAAAATAACTAAATAAAAAAAGACAATGGCAAACAGTAAAGTATTTGTATCGCCGGGAGTATACACTTCTGAAGTAGATTTAAGTTTCGTAGCACAAAGTGTTGGTGTTACAACCTTAGGTATTGCGGGAGAAACATTAAAAGGACCCGCTTTTGAACCAATTTTCATTAGAAATTATGATGAATTCCAAAACTATTTTGGGGGGACTTCACCCGAAAAATTTATTAACACACAAATTCCAAAATATGAGGCAGCATACATTGCAAAATCATATTTACAACAATCTAATCAATTATTTGTAACAAGAATTTTAGGTCTTTCAGGTTATGACGCTGGACCATCTTGGTCAATTGTAACTGAGGCAAATGTTGATTGTTTAACAATTGGTGTTAATTGTTTTAGTGCAGTTACACCATCAGGATCATGTGATCCTGAATGTGTTATTCCATTGGAGACGTTCTTTTCTGTTGCTTTTACTGGTTGTACAGATTCAACTTCTAGTATTGAATATCAAGGTTTATTCCCTCAGGAAATATTGGATTTATTGGATGTGAGTTATGAATCACCACAAGGTGGTACATCAACTTTGGATAGTAATATAAAAGAATTAATTTTTAAAACAATAACAAGTACAACACCAACTTTGGACGAACTTGAAAATATTAGTTATTTTGGTAGTGTTAGTGATGACGATTATGACGCATTAACAACTAATGGGTCATTCACCGCAACAACAAACGTTTATGGTGTACCATCAATACCTTTTAGTGGTAATAATTTATGTGATGGTGCAAACACACCGTGGTTTTATTCATTATTTGATAATGTTGGTGGTGGAAGTTATACAGGATTTTCATTTTGGTCAATTATTCAAGGTTTAACTAACATTACTCCGGTTACAACAACTACTACTGCACCAACAACTACATCAACAACAACCAACCCTTGTGTTATTCCTGTTCCAACAACAACAACAACAACAACCATACCCATACCTGTTGAGTGTTTTTCGGGAAGTGTCCAAGGAATAATTTATTATTATACTGGAACATCATATACAAATTATGATGATTTAGTTGTAGCAACATTTAGATCAAGAGGTATATCAACATATTCAAATGGTAATAACCCAATTTACGAAGTGTCTAATTTGGCAAACGTAGTTTTAGATATGACAGGACAATATTCTGGAGTATTACAAAACCCATATCTACCATTTGGAGTAAATGTTACTAATGATGATGGTGTTAATTTTAACTTTGAAACTTCTTTTGCAACAAGTGACTCACAATATATAACAAAAGTTTTTGGTACAGATAATTTTGGTAAACCAAGAACAGTAGTTCCTTTATTTACTGAAGAAAGGTTTCAGGCTTTATTAAACTATGGTTGGAAAAAAGGATTTATTAAAGGATTAAGTCCAACATTAATAGATTTAAATTCTGCACAAAGTAATGCTTCGGATTCTATTGGTTGGTATTTAGATAAATACCAAACACCAAGTTCTCCTTGGGTTGTGTCTGAACTTAGGGGTACAAAAGTTTATAACCTATTTAAATTTTATACAATTTCAGATGGTGATTCGGCTAATTACGAAATAAAAATATCAATTGGTAATATTTCGTTTTCAAATCAAACATTTGATGTGTTTATTCGTGATTATTACGATACGGACGCAAATCCAGTTGTGATTGAGAAATTTACTAACTGTAGTATGGACCCAAGTCAAAATAATTTTATTGCAAAAAAGACAGGTTCGTTAGATGGTGAATACCAACTTAACTCTAAATATGTTATGGTAGAAATGAATGAAGACGCTCCTGTTGATTCACTTCCTTGTGGTTTTGACGGGTTTAATTTTAGAATTTATGGTACCGCAAGATCACCATTTCCTGTTTATAAAACAAAATACGATTTTCCTGGAGAAGTTATCTTTAATCCTCCATTTGGAACACCAATTCAAAGTGGTGGAGATAATGTTAGAAGAACCTATTTAGGTATTTCTAATAATAATAGTTGGGATGGTAATTATTTTGAATATATTGGTAAACGAAATCCAATCTCAACTTGTGATCTTGAAAGTCTTGATTGGGGTTATAAATCAAAAGGTTTCCACATGGATAAAGATGCTTCAGGAATAACTATTTCAGATGCCTTTACAACATCAGGAACATCTAAATTTAATGTAGGATCGGCAAATTTCTCATCTGAACCTAATAACCCGACAAGTCCTTATTATAGAATTTATTCAAGAAAATTTACTTTCTTGGTACAAGGGGGTTACGATGGTTGGGACATATATCGTGAACATAGAACTAACAGTGATAGATATGTTTTAGGAAGATCTGGTTATTTAAATGGAGCGTGTCCTGATAACAGATATCCAAATGCGGTTGGTTGGGGAGCATTCAAACAAATTTCTGTTGGTGATGGAACTCAAGATTTTGCAAATACTGACTACTACGCTTATTTATTAGGAATTCAAACATTCTCTAATCCTGAAGCGGTTAACATTAATGTGTTTGTTTCACCGGGTATTGATTATGTTAATAATAGTGACTTAGTTGAATCAACAATAGATATGATCGAAAATGATAGGGCGGATTCACTTTATATTACAACAACTCCCGACTATAATATGTTTTTACCAACAACTACAGGTAATGATGGTATTATTTATCCTCAAGAAGCGGTAGATAATTTAGAAACAACAGGAATTGATTCTAACTATACCGCAACTTATTATCCTTGGGTGTTAACTCGTGATAGTGTAAACAATACACAAATATATATACCGGCAACTGCTGAGGTAACTAGAAATTTAGCCTTAACAGATAATATTGCGTTCCCTTGGTTTGCAGCGGCAGGTTACACAAGAGGTATTGTAAATTCAATTAAAGCACGTAAAAAATTAACTCAAGAAGATAGAGATACTCTTTACCAAGGAAGAATTAATCCAATTGCAACCTTCTCTGATGTAGGAACCGTAATTTGGGGTAATAAAACTTTACAAGTAAGAGAATCAGCTCTTGATAGAATTAACGTGAGAAGATTGTTATTACAAGCTCGTAAATTAATCTCAGCAGTATCTGTAAGGTTATTGTTTGATCAAAATGACGAACAAGTTAGACAAGACTTTTTAAACTCTGTAAATCCAATATTAGACGCTATTAGAAGAGATAGAGGTTTATATGATTTCCGAGTTACAGTTTCTTCTGACACAGCAGACTTAGATAGAAATCAAATGACAGGTAAAATTTATATTAAACCAACAAGATCCTTAGAATTTATAGATATTACATTCTATATAACACCAACTGGAGCTTCATTTGAAGATATTTAATTATTAAAATGAAAAAAAAATAAAAAAAAGGAGGCAAGTTCTCCTTTTTTTTATTACCTTTGTTTTCATAAAGAAAAAAACTATGAAAATAACATCAGAACACAAAGTATTAATAAAAAAATGTATTAGTAAAATTCCAAAGGATTACGATGAAACTCACTACGAACTAATGATTTATGAATTTCAAAATAATACAGAAATTTCAGATTTAGAAGGG